CATCACCATAAACAATACCGGTGTTGTGTGCTAACGCTTCCATAAAGGCTTTATCCCAGCCTTCGGTTCTAGGTAAGTGATCATCACCCATGAAAACAAAATAATCATAAAAAGGAAACTTAGAAACATCCAACAGATAAACCGCACCGGTATTAAGAGAAGCGGCACAACCACCTGTTTTATTATCCGCTGGTAAAACTTTGTATCGGTCATGGTTTGTATATTCCACCCAACGCGGATCATCATTATCTACAATAAAATAAAGATCGGCTTCTGTATTAGTATCTATAAAGGCTTTGGCCAGCCGATCCGCATTTTCAGGCCTGCCCCTACTGGGTACAACCACGCACATCTTCATGGCCATAGGGTAGGGGATAAGGCTGACTTACTTCTTAGATATAAGGATTTCGTATAGCGTGTCTATTTTTTCTTCAATGCGTGATACCCGGCCTTCTAAGTTATGCCGGCCGTTATTGTCAGGCTTCAACTCACTTAGATAGTGTTTAGTCAGCCAACGCACTGATGCCACTAGCGAACCAACAATTGTTACAGTTGATACCGCCAGTGCCAGGATGTCATTCATAGTCATTTACTATTGATGCCAAACTTATCATCTTTAGGATCAAAATAGCGTGCTAATGGTGCGACAATCGCGCCAGCAAGAACCGCATACTCAGGTGACCAATCAGCGACCAAAGCCAATACAGTTGTGATGGTAGCCGCGGCAATGCTTCGGGCATACGATTTTAAAATTTCTTTTTTCTTATTATCTAATTTCATTTTAATCCTAACTCTTTTATTTTTTGTTTAACTTCATTTTGGTCTAACGCAATCTCAAAGTGCATAGAATCTATACGCCTTTTGTAATTACCACCCCAGGTCAAACCATATTTAGTTATGAGTAGGTTAATTGTATTACGCTGATGCTTATTAAATGTATTTGACTTGCCCAATGGATGCTTAATTGCATTTAAATCTATGGCTGTACCGGATGCGTGGTTACTTAAAATTCTATCTGATCCCCGGGTCTGCCTAAAGGCATAACCCCAATCATCTAATTGGCCTTCATCTATTGGTTCAACTAACTCATGGAAATCTTTGGCAAAACTTACCAGGATTGGCGCAACCGCTTTAGCACATGCAAACCTAATTTTTGTGCCTGGCACTGTAAAAGTTTCAATGCCTAACGCTTTGCGATCTTCACTAGCCGGCCAACCATTTGGGCTAGTTAATTCTCTAAGGGTTGCCACTGTAAATTTTCTTCATCCCATAAATAAGGTTTTTCTCTACTTGCATCATTAGGTAGTGGTATGGGAGCATTCCAAAATGATCCATTTCTAACCCATGATGGATAAGGTTTTGGTGCTATAAAAATATCTTCTTTTTCATTATATAAATAACCAATACCAGCATAAGTACCACGTATTTTAGAATTATATGAAGTTCTTTTACATCTTTGGTTTTTGAAATTACCATACCAAGTTTCAGTATCTAAACCATCAATAGTTTCAGATTCATCTATACCAACAATTACTTCTGTTACAAAATTGTTTTCATCTAAAAATGCGTAATGTGCCATTATGCCCAACTTACATTGCCAGTACCAGCAGTAATGCTAGTAATTTTATCTGATCCACTTGTAGTTGTAGATAAAGTTAATCCACCACCAGGGTTACTAATTGTTTGAGTGTTAGGATATTTAAGAATTACTACGCCTGATCCACCATTACCACCTGCGCCTGATCCAGGTACGTCTGCACCACCACCGCCACCTGCACCACCGAGATTAACAGTTCCAGCAGTTCCACTTGCGCTACCTTTACCACCTGCGCCACCACCACCATTACCACCTGCGCCTGCTGTCGCAACTCCAACCCAACATCCACCACCGCCACCGCCTGCGTAAGTTACAGATGATCCAGTTATAGATACTGCAACTCCATTACCACCATTACCACTTGCAGTACCAGTAGCACCTGCTACGCCTGCACCACCACCGCCACCGCCTCTATTTCCACCACCACTATTTCCTGCAAAACCTTGATTTGTAGTACCTGCGCCACCTGATCCAGCATCTGCACCTGCGCCACCACCTGATCCGCCAGTAGCACCACTAACATTATTTGTGCCACCATAACCGCCACCAGTGGATGTTATAGTTGAAAAAACAGAATTAGAACCATTTGTACCATTATTTTGTCCAGCCGCACCACCAGTACCACCAGCACCTACTGTTACTGTGTAATTTGTATTTAATAATAAAGTCAAAGCAGTTTCTAAAGAACCACCGCCACCAGTAGCGGTCACAGTGCTTCTTAAACCGCCAGCACCTGCGCCACCTGCGCCATTACCTACAGTTCCATCTGGTGAACCAGCACCGCCACCACCGCCTGCTACAACTAAATAATCAACACTAATTGATGCAGGTGCAGATGGTTGACTTATTATCCCTAAAATATTCATAATTTATTCAGCAATCCTGCCAACTACATACCAACTATTTGTACTTACTTTAATGCAAGATACCGCACCAAATTGTTTTGTTATTGTTGGATTTGTAGATGTTGTGCCGGTTGATGCAATGGTTACACCTGATCCTTGAATAATAGATACTGTGCCTGCACTACCAATTTTAATAACATTTATTACTGATCCAGTTGTGATTGCCACTGTATCAAAAGGTGGAATTGTAATTGTAGTTGTGCCGGTGTTTGAATATGTAATAAGTTTATTATCTGCATCAGTTACAACTAAAGTGTCTGATGTGCCGGTAACTGCCCTAACTGAAAGGTTGGCGATAGAGTTCATCTGCGCCGCTGTAAGTACCTGACCAACTGAAAAGGTTGCCATCTATAATCTCCTAATAGGCCAATGAATCTTCATCTAAAATTCCATCAACAACAGAGTCTAGCAAAAAACCTGATGCAAAAGGTTGGGCGCAAGTAAAATTTACTAGAAAAGATTTAGGGGTGATCTGATAGGTAAGGCCTGTTATTACGCTATCTGTAACCACATTGCCAGCCGGCAAGGTTTGAGTTACCTCTATTGGATCAAATACATCTAAATTTAAAGCCGCTACCACCCGGCTAGAATCATCCTCACCAAAGGCATCAACTGTTAATGAGTTCAACTGTAAATCTACGCCTTGCTCTTTTCGGCTTGCAATAATCATTCTTGCTTGATTAAGCGCATCCGCTTCTGTTTGCATGATGCCACTTCTTACCCGGCTATGCTGAAAGTAATCATCAATGCTTGCCGTATCGCTGGCAGTTTGCCCGGTCAATCCTGTTGGGGTAACTGTTACTTTATTGATCATTTGATAATCTGATATATCAAACTCCACTGCCTGATAGGTAATATCACCTGATCCCGGCACATCACTAAAGGCTGTTGCAGTGCCACCTGATGCGGTAATGATGTCAGTGCGGGATAAGAACTTTGCATAGCCGCGTTGATCCATATAAAAAGAACCTAGATCGGTGGCTTCTACTTCCTGGCAGGCGGCTAATAATGATCTTGATGATCCGGTATCTGTCTGTACAGTTGTAGTAGCGGTTGTAGATATATCACGCATACCACCTGGCCACTCTCCGGCATCCAACAAACTTGAAATTCTTTGTGCGGTGGTTTGTCCACTGCTACCACCACTAACTGTTGTAATAGTGGTTAGATTTAATAATTGGAATCCATCTACACATGCCAAAGTTACATAGGCTGGATCAAATCCAGTAGGGCTTTGATAATTCCATTCCTGAACATACATAGAACCTAAGTTATATGTAACACCTAAATATTCTGCCGTAAAGCGAATCTTACGCATAGGTTTAATTTTGCCAAACAAAGAAGAACCGGTATTGGCTGGATTAAACTCACCGGTTTCATCAACAAATGTAATGCGTGCAGTGCCACCCGTAAATGAATCTGATGATCTATTAAATGCACGCCGGATATAACATTGAGTTACAAAATCTGTTATATCAACTACATCTGCCACGGCTGTACCTAATACGGCGGCATCTAATGGTGTTGAAGGATCATCTAACACTAATGCTGGATCAAATGAAGCACCGCCGGAGAAGTCAATCTCAGCCCTAAATTTTGCCGCTGGCATTATCTTCCTAAGTTAGTTAATTGAGTTACCGCACCTGATCGGTTTAAGTTATACAAAGCATCCTGGATTACAGATTGCAATTCACCTTCTGATATAACTGATCCGGCTACATTGATATTTACAGTAGTTCCCATCCCACCCATTTTGTCTAAAGGTATAACCGCTTCTGCACCGGCTTCACCAATCATTGCTAATGTCGGTTGATTGACTACGCCACCTTCTGCCATGCGCGGTATATCAAATAGCCTTTGATAGTAATCCACGGCTTGCGCTGTATATCTTGCGCTTGATCCGGCCATAGCCGCATTTAAGCCTTCTTTTCTTAAATCTTCAAAGACTTGTTGGCCTAAAACATTTGGTGCTTGACCAGTTAAAACCGCTTCCTGGAATTCCGGAGATGTTATTTCTTGAAATTGTCTTGTTTGATATTCAATAGTTTGACCTATTGGCATTTTCTTTTTGCTGATTTCATCTAACAATGCCAACATTTTGCGTAGTTCATCATTAGCCAAAAATAATGTGCGTAAGTATAACAAAACTTCAGTAGTTGTAATACCCCATTTTTTAGCCAACATTTCAATTTCACCAGTTGTGATTTGACCATCTTCAATAACCTTTAATACATCTGCATAGCGTTCGGCTTCATCAACGGCTTTTTTAGTACCATCCGCTAACTTCTGCAATATCTTTACACGCAACTCATCTTCGGCAGATAACTTACGGCTTAACGCCGCTTGTAAGTTAATCCGATCAAGATCAAACATGGATTCCAGTTCGGCCTTCTTTTTATCTAAAGCCTGTTGTGCCAATTTTTCTTTAGTTAATTTCTTTTGTTTGTTTAAGGCTTCAGCCGCCATCTTGTCTAATCGTGCTTGTAATTTGGCTAACTTTTCGGCAATGGCTTTTTGTTCGGCAGATTGTTCTAAAGTATCGCCTGTACTTTCAGCAATCTTTTTACCTTCTTTTGCTAAACCTTCAAACCCTTGTAACCACCCACCAATAACAGGTATATTTTCTGCACTAAACAAAAATTTAAGTACACGATTGCCCTCAATTTTTTTGGCTAAACCATCAAAAGCATTAGTAATTTTTTGCGCTTTATCTGCCAAAGCAATTAAAATATAACCGCCATTTAATCCTAATGATTCAAGTTTTGCGCCAAAATAATCAGAAGCATTACCACCACCAATAAGAATTTCAGTTGCAGTAATAAAGCCTTCGCCTAAACTTGTCTGTGCCGCGCCTGCGCTAATTTTTAAATTATCTAATTGGCCACCAAATGTTTCAGTGGCTCTCTTAGCCGCGCCACCAAATTTTAAAGTTAAATAATCTGTAATCTCTGCTAAGCCAATTTCTTTGGCAGTTACCGCATCAAAGCCTAAACCTAATGCGCCTAACGCCTTAAAGTTGCCCCGGCTTGCTTTACCTAACGCATCTGATACCTGGGTTAAATCAACGCCTGCACCTACGCTGGTATCTACTGCAACATTAAATAAATCTTGTGCCTTTGTTAAATCGGCAGTTTGTATAATTAAGCCGTTGATTGCCGGGGTTAATCTATCTTTAGTAATATTTGATGCTTTTTCTATACCACTAATAAAAGAATTTACGCTAGGCAGTTGATCTAATTGATTGATTGATCTTAAAGATTGTTCAACTGATTTATCTAATCTTTCCTGGGCTAAAGCCGCTTGTATAGAATTTTTTGCAAAAATCGCCATGCCAGCCGCGGCCGCAATTGCGCCGGCTTTGGCAAAAGATTTTAATCTGAATGTGCTAGTAGCAACTACTTTGTCAAATCCTTTTAACTCTTTGGTAGCACGCTCTAATCCTTTTTTATCAAACTTAGTTAAAAAGTTAATCGCAACATATTGACTTAGTGCCATGATTAACCCCTAAATTCTTTGCCTAGATATTTTTTTAATACTCCGTATAGATTATCATTTACTTGGTCACCTAATTGTTGTGATGCCCTATAAATCAATCTTTTTTCTTTGTATTCTTGCGCTCTAGGTGATCTTTGTAATTTGCCAATAAATTCTTCACTAGCATTTGGGTTACGACTAATACGCCTAGTTCTACCGCGTGATCTTGATGATCCAAAACCTGCCAACTCATAAATTATACCTGGTACAGATTTATTTATCACCGCTATTGCAGTTACACCAAATGTAACGCCTTTAATTCTTTGTACTTTGGTTTTAGCCGTACTTACTCTAATGCCGCGTATAACTTCTGTTTGCGACCACTTCCAACGGCTTCTTTTATCTTTACCAATAGTTCTACCCCGGTGTACTTGATCATTAGCCCAACCCCATTGTGGTGGGTAATTTGGTTCTACTTCACGCCATCCTGGAAATGGTTGATGTGGTACAAAATCTTGGGCTAATTTTGCAACCGGCTTAACAGCCTTACTTAATCCCCTTCTAAATTCTTTTTGTAAATCAGGATCAACCTTTTTCATCTTAGCCATTAGTTCATTTAGATTTTCAACATGGATTGATGGCACTGCCGCCAATGATCTAATGCGGCCAGGCAATCCTGAATATCTAGGATTAAGCATTACTTCCGCCTAACTGTTGCCTTCTTATTGTTGTAATGTTTTTCTTGCAAGATGGCTTTAATGGCTGAATAAATCGCCGGATCAACCTCTAATAAATCTTTAGGACTTATTCCGGTTGCAACCGCCACAGATGCGATTTCAAAAATTTGGCCGTGGCGGTCTATCCATTTTTTGAGTCATAAACCAAATCAACATCTAAATATTGATTGATGTAGTCATCACCAAAAAGAAGTTCTGTTTTGCCGGCATCTTTTTCTAAACGCCAGGCAAACCACCATAAATCCGATTCCATTTGTAATTCGCCTAACCGCTTACGCCAGCCTGTTTTAAATTCGGCTTCAAAAGCCACCTTTGCGGATGGCGTAAGATCGTAGGTTAATTTCTTACCATCTTTTTTAACAATTTCAATTTTGTGCATTGTCCCACCCTTTTCTTATTACGCGCTTGTTGATTT